CATAAAACTTCGCTGATTGAAAAGTTAAGATTTCGATAGGTTCCACTTGGGGTTGCATAAGCATCCGTTGGAATTGTGATTCCTCCGAAAACTGCTTGCAAATCTCTTTCGGTTGTCATGGATTCGGTGATTTGAATTGGCATAGGTTCACCTCTTTTTGCCGCTGCAATGCCGATTAAGTCATCAGCTTGAGCTTGCGTGTAAATGCCTTGAGCGTTGATGGTTTGCGCGATCCCTCTTTTTGTCACTTGTCGAAAGCCAGAGGTTCCAGTTCTGACTGTGCTAAAATCTTCGTAGTTTCGGCTTAAACTTTGAGGATTCGCAAAGTCTGTTGAATTGCCAACTCGCAGAATTCCAAGGCTGATTGGTGGGGCTAACTCTTCAACGGTAAAGCTCGCACCAGGTCTGTTTGCACTGAGTCTGACCGCTCCATCCGTTGTGCCATCCCCAACGATTAGAACAACAGTATAATTTGTTCCACTTAGTTTAATAACGGTGTTGGGGAAAACATAACCATGTTCAATTAGATTAACGCGAACGTTGCTTGCGTCTCTGAAGTTTCCAGTTGCAGTGTCGTAAGCGTTGACCTGCCAATCATCAATCGCGTTGCCGTCTAACTGCTGGTTTTGAAAGTTTCCAGCAGTAATCGTTCTGTCGGTGTTTAGGGTCAAATCCAGCGTTGAAGAAAACGATAATCCAGAAATATAAATTGGTTTTCGACGTTTTGAGAGATTGACACCCCAAGGTTTGAATTCAAATCTATTTTCTAATTGTGTCGCTGAAAAGTTAACGGCAGCGCCACCGTCGAGCGAATAGGAGCCACTGACAAAATGCCAACCATCCAGAAAAAACGAATCGCTCGCCCCAGAGACATTTACCCGAATCGTCACACTTGCGCTCGTAGAACTAAATCGCTCTTGCGGTTGATTCGTTTCAATGTTCGCTAAAGCAAAACCACTGGCTGCACTGCCACTCGTTAGGCTGGAACTCGAATAGGTCGATTCAGTTAAAATCTTCATATGGACAAAGGAGTCAAAGTGGAATCGCCTGAAAATGTGGTTGTTTCGGACACAAAATCCCAGGCTCGCTTGCGAACGATCATATTGCCCGTGATTCCCAAAGTTTTATTGTTTACGTCGATTCTTTCTCCGGCCTGAACGTCGAGATTGATTCCGTCAATCGTTACGCTTAATCGTGGTTTGTTTTTCACGGTAATAATATCGGTTAGCACTTCAGCCGCGACTTCAATCGAAGGTGAAAAAGTCCGTATTGTGTCATCTCTTCCAGTATCAATATTTGCCACCCGAACCGCTCTTTCAATTTTTAATAGCTTGTAAGGATTTGCGCCCAAACCTGAACCAACTGCGGTGTTGTAGCTATTGGAAGAAAGCAAACCTGAGAGTGGCGCTGGCAAGTCGATCTGACTCGCTAAAATCTCATAATCTTCAAGCGTCAGGCTTGCTGTGCCTGGGACGTTTTCGCGGTCAATCAAATGCAAAATGTCATTCTCATCATCTAAATAAAATTGCATGTTGAGCGCTTTGGCGACTTGGTCCGCAAAGTCGAGAATCCTTTGCTGGTTCGTCTCAAAAATTGATACTTTTCTATCATCATTATTCGCGTTACTTGCCAAGCTGGAGTCGTAGCTATAACCGATTGATTGGGCTAACCAGCCGAAAAAGTCATAGGCGTTTTCATCCCCATTCGTTGTGTCAAAGTGAATACTGATTCCTGAAATGGAAGCCTCACCTTCCAAACTGCCAGATTGCAAGGTGAATCTTGGAACCTCACCGTCTGGCACAGTGTAAAAGTCGTAAGAAAGAGAGGCATTTAATACTTCGTCTTGTCCGTCATCTTGCACAGAAGCGCTTGTGGTTTTGAGGTTTGGATTGCCAACCTGGGTTTTTGCAGCATTTAAAATCGGAACAGGCTCTTGAAGTGTGACTGTGCCAAAAGCAAAAGGTAGTTGGGTGTCTGTTGCTGAAGCGTTCCCTATATCGTAGGCATTGAGTCCGGTAACGGATACCGTTGAACCTGAAACAATTGTAATTGTGTTCCCACTGCTTACCGAATACGTCTGCGGTAATTGACCTTCCCCTTGGATTGCTAAAATTACAGATTGAGCAACGGTAATCGTGATTCCTGATGAGATAGAACAAATGGATTCCAGACTTTGAGAAATCGAAAAAGTTTCTGTTGCTGTTAGTTCTGTTCCAGAATCAAAAGAATAATTTCCGCTGCTTGGGTTGGTGTAGGGAATTGTGGAAACGTCAACGTTAATATCAAAGGTTGTGTCCGTGACGTCAGTGATTGTGAATTGGGTTGAAGTGTCACTTGGGTTGTATTCCAACTCTTCGCCCACAATCGACATTCCTTGAAAAAAGGCTTGCTCGCCCAATCCAAAATTGTGTAAGGCTGCGGTGGTGATTCTTGTTTTTCCTGCGCCATTGTCTTTCAGTTCAATGAGTTCAGCCTTTGAACTGGTTTCCGCAACAATCAACCGCAACAGGTTTGTTCGCTGAACTTTGGCTTCTAGCTGAAAGCTAAGAGATTCAGGCGTTAGGTTATTTAAAATTGCCGTTCCGTCGAGTAACTGCTTGCCGTTATATCGTAAAATTACCGGAATCGCGGTTGCTGGTGAACTCAGTAAAGCCGTATAGTTTGCACCTGAAAACGGATGGCTTGAATCATTTGGGCGATTGACTAACTGAAGATTGCCAACGTTGACGTTGAGCCAGCCAGCGTCATAATCGCCCAATTCGATGAATGGTGGTGCGGTAATGTAAGGTTGATAAAATCTGTCATTCTTCCAAGTGCTTGGAGTGTCAGAGACATAATAAACAGCGTCCGTGAAGGGCGAAGACGTCAGATCCATGTCTACCTGAAAAGACATTTAAGCCACTGCTGGAAATTGGTTGTTTCGTGCAGCTCGCTCTTTAATCTCAACGCGAATCGCTGAATCATATTCTCTGATTCTCTTTCCTGTTTCGTCATAGATATTCACAACAACATTGTTGCGATCAACGCCATTATTTAACTCGTTTAGTCTACCAGCGCCTAAACTCTGAACCGCCTTGCGACTGAAAATATACTCGCCACCTTCTGCGTTAATAAGTTGCCCACCTCTTGAATGAGAAGCACCCACTAACATTCCAGCTTCTGCTTTGGGAATCAGTCCGCCATTCTTGAAGCCCAAGGCCTTACCTATAGAAGAAACACCACTCGAAACAAAACCAACAGCTTGCCCAATTACTGAATTATCACCTCCAGTAAGTTGACTGCCAAAGTCAGGCAAAATATTTTGAATCGCTTTTGCGATTGCGTTTGGTAGTTCAGCCAACCCATCCACAAGAGCCTGAAAAAACTGTTGAGGCAATTTAAGTAAATTTTGAATGAAGCTCACATATGCTTGGTTTAATCTTTCAATCACACCAAATACGGCTTCAATCGCATTGATTAAATTAACAATGAAATGAATGAGAGGCTCTAAAAGGCTTATTACTTTAACTAATATTGGCGCAAGCTTTTCAACGATAGGAATCAGCTTCTCAAACAAAGGTCTTAGAGCGTCAATCACGGGAATTAAGGCGTCGATAATCGGCACTAATAAGTCAATAATCGGATCAATCAACGCAAAAATTGCGTCGAATACTTTGTTTAGCGCTGCCTGAACTTTTTCATTGGAAAGCACCAACGCCAGCAAGCCTTGCTCAACGCCTTTTTGTGCTGTGATTTGTGCAATGTTTGCGGCCCTAGAACCGGACGGGCCAGCGGCTGAAGCAACTTGCTGGAAGGTGTCAGAAGCGACTAACCCTTGAGCGTTTTCTTGGATTCTGTCGCTGATTGTTTTGTTGGCTTCTTTTTGGGCTTCAACAATCTTGAGCGCAACCTTCGATTGTTTTTCTAGTAAGGCTAGTGATTTCTCTTCTGCGGCTGCTCGTTTGAGTGCTTCCTGCGCGAGTTCAACCTGTTCCTGAATTTCAAGCTGTCTTGTGATTTCTTCGATTTCTTTTTTGATTTTTTCGTAGGCCGCAAGTTCAACGAGTTTCTTTTTGGCGAGTGCAAGCGCTTCCTGCTCTTTCAGTGCCTTGGTGTTTTCGAGATTGGTTTTCTTTTGGTCTTTGAGTGCTGAACTTTGATTCAGTAGACTTTCGGCCTTTGCTCGTTCAACCTTTTCCTGTTTTCTGGCAATTTCGTAGGCTTTGACGCCATTGGTGTAATTATCAAAAGCTTGCTGAATGTTCTTCTTGCCTTGCGCGAATACGTCTTTTGCGTTCTGAACCGTTGATTTGCCGATAATATCAATTTCCGAAATCGCATTCTTCTGCTGTAGATAGCTTTGATAAACCTTGTCGGATTCGGAGGCTAAATTTTTCTGGGCTTGTATTAGTCCTTGTGCAGCTTCCTCGTCATCAGCGAATGGGTTATACGTCTGCGCTGCGGCTGCTGCGACACTTAACACGTCATCCAACAGCATGACTTTGTCGATCAGATTCGTAATGTCGAGAACAATCGTTTTGAACGTGACTTGAAGCGCTCTGAACGCTACCCCAATCACTGAACCAGAAATCAAATCGGTGAGGAAAATCAGAGAAGCCGAAAGAAGTTCAACCGCTAATCTCACTGCGGCAAAAACCTTGGCGAATCCTATCACAGAATCGCCTTGGCCTATCATTTCGCCAATTTTGCCGATTACATTTGCAAAAGGCGCAATGAGAGCGGAAACAATTGCTGAAAGATTCTCAAAATAGAAGGCAATGTCCGCTCGGAGAATATCATCCAGCGCAGAGGATACGTCGCGCAGAACGCCACCAAGCGAAGAGTTCGCGCCTGTGACTTCGTTGATAACGCCAGCCAGGCGAACAGCAGAATTCGAGACAATCGTGAAGGATTGAGCAATCGTTTGGTTCGTTTTTCCAAATTCCTGCTCTAGTACGTCACTTTGTGATTTCAGCGCATTGAATACGGCTTCAGCGGTTAATTTGCCTTCCTTCCCGTATTCTTTGAGTTGTCCAACCGTGATTCCCAAACCGTCCGCAATCGCTCGCGCTACTCTTGGCGTTTGCTCCAAAACGGAATTCAACTCTTCGCCTCGTAATGCACCAGCCGCAAAGCCTTGCCCAAGCTGAATCATCGCGGCTTCAGCGCTCGCAGCAGATGAACCAGAAATCGTAATCGCTTGAGAAAGAGCCTTGGTGACTTTTTCTAAATCAGTGTTTGTGGTTCCAAGAGAAGCAGTAGCGCGAGCGAGTCGAGAGTAGAGATCAACCGTTGACTCAAACGAGTTTCCGGTGGATTGGGCGATTTTGAATAGGGCCGATTGTGCTCTGGTCAGTTCTTGCGTGCTAGAGGTAACTAGCTTGAGGCGTGAATCAATGTTTGCTGCTGCATCTGAAAACTTAATCAGTTTATCAATGGCAAAAGCGGCAATCGCAGCATTGAGCGCAGTGGTCAGGCCACCCACTGAGCGAGCAACAGCACTGGAAGTGGTTTGAAGTTTTTTCAGCGAACGATCAACGCTGTTAAAAGCCGCTTGGGTCTTGTCTACGGCTGAAATCGTGATCGTGGTATTGTTCGCCATTTACTTAGATTTTCGCTTTTCTGCCTGAATTTGAAAGTAAGCCACCCAACCTCTAATTTCGTCCACTGTCCAGCTCATCACCTCGCGGATCGGCTGGTGCAGTGTTTCCGCAAGCTGAAAAGCAATAAAAAGGTCAGGTGACTCCCTCAGTTTTTTTCAATCTCCTCATCCGTTAGCCCTTCGTCCTGGTTCATCTGTGAGACAATCTGAGCAATGACTTCACTGTCCACTTGCCTCATAAACTCTTGCCGATTGACTAGCTTGAAGAGTTTTTTTCCGTCTTCGTCCAAAGCTTTTGCAATTAAAGTTGCAATCAAGGCTTCACCCACTTTGCCAGCTTGATTTAAAGCCAGAATCTCCTGTTGCTCAGATAATGTCATTGAAGAGCGATAGTAGATTTTAGTGGGTTCGCCTTTGTCGTCAGGCCACTCAGGAACCTCAACATATTGTAGAGGCGCTGAAAGCCTGTCGCGATAATGAGCTTTTGCTCGTGATAAAATATCAGTCATTTATTCTTACGCTGTGGTTTCTGCCAATGCTCCAGAACCTTGGAAGCTGATTGTTGCGTCTACGGTCCCATCGATTGCCCCACTTCGTGAAACTCCGGTAATCACAACAGAGCCGGAATAGTAGGTTGAACTCGTTGCAGTTCCTTCTGGATAAAGATTCAACGTCACGCTAGAGCCTACGCCAACCGCTGCTTGTCCAGTGTCATCTGGGTCCCAGAAAACATCGCAACTGCCAGAAAATGAAGTCAGACCAGCAACAAAAGTCTGGGCTGAATCGCTCAGTTGCGTGGTGTCGATGGTGTTTGCGGTTTGGTCAATCGAGTAGCTTTTGACTTCTCCGATTGTTGTTGCACCGGATTTGATGACTCCGGCTGATCCTTTAGTAACTGCCATTTCGTTTCCTTTTGTTGGCTGTTAAAAAATGCCGGTGATTCTTCCGGCTTTAAGGCTTTCCATCCGTCTGCCTTAAATTCTAGAAATTCAGACTCTTCAATTACTTTCTTTTCTCTGCCTCTAATGATTTTCATAAAATTTCGCTTGGTGTGCCGCTGGTCTGGCGATAAGTGATTAGATAGTCCATCGCAATCATTCCAGTGGGTTTTTCGCCTTCTGTCGAAATATTGATTTCTACATTTTGAAGCAGCAGCTCTTCAACACTCGCTGGACTTGTTTCATTTAAAGCCGCTTCGACTTCTGCGCCTATGTTGTCCAGCGTGTCATCCAGATTGCTCGTTGCCTCTGCTACACCTTCGACTCTGAGATTAAGATTTCTTACTAGGCTCTTTCCATCAGTCATTGCAGACCGTTCAACGGTTTCCGCAAGTGTGTAAATGAGCAAGCATGGCAAATCTGTCTGGGCCAGCCTATGAAACCTCGTTTGATAGACTCTGCTGGCTGTGGTCGAAAGTCCGGTCAAAGTGGTCGCAACCGCTTCTCTGATCGTTTGGCGAGCGTGAGCCATCAGCTTCTTTCCATAACGAGCGTGGTCATCCCTAAATTGTCCGGCTCAATCCCTCGCACGACATAGCCGATTGACTGAATGGTTAGAGCATCACCATGCGCGAGGCTTGAAACGTCAGAGGTCCTTGCCATCAGTCTAGGCTCTGCTGACTCAAGCCCAATCGTTAGCCCATTCGGTTGAATCAAGGTGAAGCGCAAATCCCAAATGCCTGAAAACGTACTTGCGTCTGCCTTGGTCACGGTTACACCAAAATCTGACGTATCTAAATAGATTGCGCGGTCTGCGTCAGTTTCAATCCCCATCTAAGATATACCAAAAGCGGTTAGTCTCTTTTTTCAGGTAATCATCGCTAACATTGTTTCTCGTCAAGCCAATCACATTCTCTCCAGCGCTTCTTGCTGGATTTCCGGCAAAGATTTTTCCAGGTGTGATTCTACACTTCACGCCAACCACTGAGTTCATGCCAACCATGCTGTAAGAGCCAATTAGCGAATATTGGTGAACCGTTGCCCCAAGCCCAATCGTTGCGCCTTTCATGACGTAGCTATGTCCACCTAGTTGCACCGCATTCGCGAGCGCCACGTTTTCTTCAACGACTGAATCATGGCTGACATGCGAATAGTTCATCAGGTAGCAATCTTTGCCAATTCTGGTTTTGTTTTCGGTCCCAGCATGGATGGTTGCAAACTCTCGAATCGTTGTGTTTTCACCAATCTCAATCCCACAACGCTTTGGCCTTGTTCTGTGCTGTGGGGTATCACCAATGGAAACAAAGCCATGAATCTTCACGTTATCCCCAATTTCAGCAGGCCCATAAATTACCGTGTACGGGCCAATCCAAACGTTTTTCCCAAGTTGGACATTGCCTTCAATGATTGCGGTTTTATCAATCTGCACTTACCACTCAGCCAACAAATCTGTGTGAACAAAAGGCGGTTTTGGATTCCCATGAAAATAAACAATTGAGGCTTCTTCTCTTTTTTCCGGCTCTTTTAACCAGTGGCATTTGTAGGACTGAATCTGATCTGGAAAAACCTCATTCAATCGAGTTGCGTCATTGGCAAGCAATCTCAGGAACTGCATTTCTGAAATTCTGCCGTTGTAAAGAATTCTCTCACCGTATTTTTCTTTTCTCTGCCACTCGTAAAAAATGTAATCGCAGAATTCTGGGGAATAGCTTCCGACCCCATTGCAAATCGTTTCTGGATAGTTCGGGTCTGTCAGCAATCCGACTTTGCCTCTCCAATCTAAAATCTCGTCAATGTTGTCTCGAATGATCGTGTCGAGCCCAAGAACAAAACGTTGATTTTCTCCCAAGTCCGGCCTGAAGGTTTCCATCACACAACCCCAGCCCGATTCGTTTGTTTTTAATTGAACTTGGTCAACCTCTTCCTGAAATTCGTAAAACTCATCCGTCAAGCAAATCAGTCTGTATTTTTGTGTCGTATGTCTGGCAATCGCTTGAGCCAGTTTGTCCACCCAGATTTCAGAATAGCCTTGGGAAAACTTGGGTAATCCCTTGCCTTCGGGCTTAAATAAAATGCAGACAATGTCAATCATCCGCTTTAGTCTGCTTTGGCTTTCGCGCTGGCTTTCGCTTTACAAGTTTCGGCTGGCTTTCGCTCGTTAAGCCTATGCTTCGATCAATCAGCGGATCTTTCTCTTCGTAGGGAATTGCCTTGCCTAATCGCATGATTTCGCGAGCTGCTTCTACCGTCACAGAAACAATCTGTCCGGCTTTGACTACCTGTCCATCTGCAACTGTGCTTCTTAGAATTTGAACCTTCATTGAACCGCTCGCAGTAATTCGTTTAGTTCTGGATTAAAAGTCTTCACTCGTTTTGGATTTCTTAGTTTTTGAATGATTTCACCCCAGGCTGATTTCCTTGGGTTTCGCTTGCCTTTGAAGACTTGGTCATTTTCCGGCCTAACGTACTGATGCCAGTAGTCGCGCCTTGTGTTTTCGTAGTTATCCACGCCACAAAGCCAGATTTCTTTGTAGCCCATAAAGTCCGCTGTCCAGAGGGCTTCTGGGCCTGAAAGCTGAACCCAAGGGCAGATTCCTGCGTAAATGTCGCCTTTTTTTAAATCCTTAAATTGGGGACTGACAATCGGGCATGTAAGCCCAATCTCTTCTCTCAAAAACTGAATCATGCTTGGATCGTGAGCATAAGCCCAAGCAAGGTCTGGCAAGAGCGCAGCATGTTGGTTTACCGAAATCCAATGTGCGCTCTCCCAGTTTGAGCGACGAACGTCAGATGGCGCAGAAGGTGAGCCGCAAATCAGTAGTGCGGTTTCCCCTCTACACCAATCCTTGAGTTCATCTAAATGGAACACTCAAACAGTCACATCCTGCGCGGCTGAGAAGGATTCTGGCCTCGCAACTGCAACATCCATCATCTGGTAGAACCACAAATTCACGGTTCCATTTCCTGCGGCTGTGTATGGATCAACCTGAACGTCGAGATTCCCAAAGAACCCTAAGTAAAGGTCGCTGAAGTTTCCAAACAGCAAGGAATAAGGTGCTGAAGATGGTGCTTGAGTTGTTTGAACAACTGGATACCCAAGCAGTGAATCCGTTTCCATCATAATCATTCGTGAATCTGTAGAAGCAGATACAAGCGTTTGCATCAGCTTCCCAACCACTCTGGGATGAGTTACCCAAGCCAAGGAACCAACCAAGGCGTTATCGGCAGCAACTTCACTCCAAATATCAACCACGTTTCCGTAGGTCAGCGCGGCATTCCCAGAGGTTCCAGCGCTTTCAACGTCACCGATTCCGGTAGTTGAAAGGATTCCGGTAGGTTCGTTGGAACCGCCACCCTTGATTGCCACGTTGTCGATTTTGGCAGCGAAGAGCTTGACCATGTGGTCACGAATGACGGTTTCAAGATTTCCATTCAAGCCTTGATGCAAAAGCTTTCTGGTGATCTTGATATTGTTTGAGGCTTCTTTTGGGGTCATGCTGACTTGTCCAAAATCCGGCTCATTGTTCCCCACACTTCCAGCTTCTGCCGTGAACGTCACAGAGGCATTTGCGCTGAACTTGGGGATTTGAACGTCACCAACCAAACCTTCAAATCTGGTTGCGCCAACTTGACCAATGATACTTTGAGAGATCAGTGCATCAATGAAGCGATCAACTAGCAGATTATCCGCTACGGTTTTATCTCCAAATCCAGAACCGCTTGATCCTGTTGCGGCTGAAAGTGTTCTCGTTGAAAAACCGTGATCTGGGATAAAGAACCCATTTGGTTGTCTGCCAACCCTAGAAGCAATTTCATCACTCACTTCTTTTTCAAAGCCAGCCAGCGCCCAGTTGTTGTTTGCTGCGGCTTCAATCGCTCGAATCAGTGAGTATTGCTTTTTCTCTTTTTTGGTCAGTTCCGGTTGCACTACATGAGGATTTGTGCGGACTTCGTCGCTCAGTTCTTCAGCGAATTGAAGATAGGGTTTGCCTTCTCGAATGGCTCGCTCTGCAAAGTCAGATTTTCCGAATCCTTCTGCAAGAGAGCGGATTTTGTTTTGTTCATTCAGCATCTGCTGGCGAACTGATTTTTCATCAATCACTGGGACAGGTTCATTTGTGACCTGCACATTTACGCCTTCCATTTCCATTTTTTCTTCCTTTTTTGTGGGTAGTGATCTACCAATCCCAACGCCTTTATCAGCTGGGACTGAAACAATTGATACTTCCTGCGGATACCAGGCGTTTACTCGGAAAACAGTTCTTCCGTCGATTTCCTCTTCGGTTGGACTCATTCCTTTGACGCTATAGCCAACAGAAACATTGGTTCTGATGCCGTCAACGACATCTTGGTAAACCTCTTCCGCTAGAACGCCTTTTCCAAAGCGCACCGTCGCTCTTGCCACTCCGGCAGAACTGTCAAGGTTCACATTCTCGACAACGCCAATTTGCTGGCGCATATCGTGATCTAACAAAAGCGGCATTCTGCCACTTCTCGCAAAACTCAAATCTATCTCTTCTTCGCTGTGGCCTAAAACCTCATAACCAAATTCCCTTTCAACTGGGGATTGTGAGGACCAAGCAAGGCGAACTCTGCGATCATCTTTTTCTTTATCGTATGACCAGCCGCGTTCAACCTCGCCAACACGAAAACTGAGAGGTTCAACTGTGCCTTTTCGTTCTTCTTCTGCCATTTCCATTTCTGGCTCTTCTGCGACTTCCTCGGCCTTGGCCTTCGCAAAGGCAACGATGTACTCGGTTTCTGTTTCTTCGACTTCCAAGACATGTCGAGTTGCTAAATCTTTTGCTTCCATACGTTCCTTTTCTTCGTTGTTGGCTTGCTCAACGATTTTATTTGCCCAAGTCTGCCCAGCGTCTCCACCCCAAAGAGCGTTTGCAATTCTACCGTTTGACGGATACCCCTTCTCTCCTGGTCTGTAGCCTTCCGCTTTTTTGTCAACTTCATGGCGAGAAAAGAAAGACTTCATTCTTTTGACGGTATCTAGCGAAAGATTCTTTTTGTTGACAATGTCTCTAGCTCGCGCCACTCCAATCAGTGTTCCGCCTCGCCCAAACTCTTTCCGCCATGCCAAACCCTTTTTGGCCTCTTCAATCATGCCTTGAGTTGGCTTGTGTCTATCACTCATCCGCTGCCTCTTGCTCGTTTTCTGCAATCTCGACTTGTGTCAAATCCAAGAAAAACGGCTGCTTTGGCCCTAACGGTTTGAAGTGTCCCACTTCGATTCCGTAACGTTCCGCCATTTGAACATCCTGCTGAATCTGGCTAAACACTTCTTCAGGATCTCGCCCATACTGAAGTTGAACGTCAGAGAGAGACATGAACCCAGATTGAACCGCTGCGGTTGCTGCTGAAATTTCTTTGGCAGGATCTACCCAAGCGAACCCTCGCCCTCTAAATTCAGCGCTTGGAATGAACTTCGATTCTGCCTTTTCCATGCTCCAATCGAATGTCCCTCGCAGCACTTGCACTTTGTGCCACTCTCGATAAATGGGTTTGGCTAAATGGGTAATCAGAAACTTCTGCAACATTCGGTAGTGATCACGCTCTGAGATTGCGCCTTGGCGAATGCTCGAATAGTTCACGCCTGTTAGATCGTTGGAAAGTTCGGCATAGCTGATACCCAAGCCGGAAGCAATTGAACGTAAAACGGCAGAATGGAAATCAGGAAATGCGGTGGTTGGGTGTGTGGGGTCCCAAGCTGAAAAACTCATTCCAGCCGGAAGCTGCTGAATGCTGCCTGGGCTTGCGTCCATTACTGGTTGATAGTCGTCAATGGTGTCTTCCCCATCGAATCCGTCACCTTCTGGGCTTTGTAAGAATCCCATTTTGGCAGCGCCTAATCTTGCGGCAACGACTTCTGCCTGAAGGTATCCTTGCAGTTGGTGCATGGATTCCATAACAGAAGCAAAAGCTGGAACGCCTCTCGTTTGCTGGCTTCTTTCGGGTAAGTAAATGTGCAGAAGTTCTTCAGCCGGAATTCGAACACGCCTCATGCCGTGATGATAACTTCCAACCGTGCCATAATTTAGCGGATGGTCTGGGCCTTCAAAAAGGTGATACGCAACAGGTCGATGGAATCGGTTGAGTTCCACCCCCATGATGATTCGGTTGCCGTTCGATAGTGTGGTGTCGTACTGTTCGTCAAGATAGTCACCTTCAAGAATCTGAAGCCCAAAGCCAAAAGGCAAAGATTTGTCTCTGACTAACTTAACCAGAACCTCACCGTCTCGCTGAACCGATTCAATCACCAATTGCTGAACGTCAATCCAACTAAGCTTGCCGCTGACTTCGCAGTTGCCCAGTTGACTCCACTCTTTCCAAGCCCTTTCGATTCTGGCGTTCCCCACTTGGTCTAGTGGGCCTTGAGCAGTGTTCGGATCGGGCCTTCCGTTGACTAAAGGGAGATTCCTGGCGCGGCTTTGAAACGTCAGCCCCTCATGTCCAACAATCATCGTGCGGTAAACCTGCAACGCTCTTTTTGCGTAGGGATTATTCCTTGATAACTGTCGGCTTCTGTCTCTCAGCCTACGGATTGCGCCACGGATTTCAGTGTCTGCGGATGTGGCAGGACTAAGAAAATCAGAAAGCAGAGAGGAAACTTGATTCCCTAGATAAGAGCGTTTGCGCTTTGGAATTTCGGCTTTGTTTTTAGGCTTGGATTCTCTGCCGATTAAATCGGGAATCTCTCCCTTAAAAGGCCACATTAGCCAAGTCCTCCAAATCTAGTGGCAATGACGTCACCTGTCGCCTTACCAGCTTTTCTTCTTGTCGCCTTGATTTCTTTCCGCAGCTCAGACTTCCAATAATTCAATTCTTGGCGAGTTTTGACCATATCCGCATAAATCATGTTCCGATCTGCGATGGAGTACTGGCTCGCGTGCTTTTGTGCTAACTCTTTGAGCGTTGCCTCCAAGTACACCACCATGTAGTCAGCAGTGCTTCTTGGATCTGCTGTCGAAGTGTCAAAATCTCCGACAATGTCCCAAGATCCTGTGGAAACTAAGACTTTTTCTGAATCAGAGGTGCGAATGATGTAGGCTTGCCAGTGCCAAGTTCCTAACGCATATCCGGCAGTAGTCGCAGAAGGGACTTCGATGAAATAGGTAGATTCGGCTTCTGTGGCGTTGAAGGTGATTTCTGTTGCACCACCGTGAGGTCTGGCAAAGTAGGAAAGAGAGTAAGAGCCAATAGGGTAAGGTGTCGCCAGATCGTCGCGCCTCCATGTCCAGAAAGCGCCAGCGATTAAGGTTTCCGGTTCTGCTGTGGGGTAGTTGTTTCTATCGAATAAATCAATTGCCATGCGCTAGGTTTAGCGCAAAAGCAAAGTGCTGTGGGGAATTTTGGGAATTTTGGGAATTTTGGGAATTTAGCGATATTCCAAGTAATCGCTGCGGCTTTCGATTCGCCACCTTCCTCCAACCCTATAGCTCGGCACTAATCCACTCTCACAGTATCGGTAGGCTGTGCTTTTGCTGATGTCGAGTAAGGCTTGTAGTTCCTTTGGTGTGATATACGGCATTCTTGGTGGTCTTCTCATTTAAAATCCTTGAATCCAAGAGCGTCGAGGCATACGAAGGCGGTTTCTTCGCATTGGTGAGGCGTCCACTTCCGGTGCTGGAGGTGGCGGTTCTTCGATTTCGTTGATTTTATTCGTCAGTTTGTCCAAGTTCTTGACGTTCAGAATCGCCAAAGCAGACAAAGCATAGACTCGGCAGTCTAAAGCCTCATTTCTGTCTCTGGTTTTGATCCATTCGCGTTTTGCGTAGCCTTTACTATGCTTGGTGGCGAGCCTTTCGCTCAAAAGTTCCAGAAAATAACTTCGATCACGGCTCATTGGGAAATGGCAGAAGCCTGCGCCTTTTTCTTCAATGCGTAACTGAGCAAAAATCTGCTCTTTCGCTGAAAATGTCCCGATTGGGTAAAGCCTCACTTTGCCGATGTTGTTTCGGCTTGGTTTGCCTACGATTGGTCTGCCCTCCTGCCCCATTCCCTTGATTGCGAAGACTCTGCGGCCTTCTCTGGAACGACAAAAGGCATAAACCGATTGCGTGTAATGTCCGCCTGAATCAATGCAAGCCGCTGAAATCGCCAACTCTTTGCCGTTTTCCAGAGTATAGCCTTGAATCAAGACAGAATCTAGCCTTTCCCAGAGTTCACGGCTACTTGGATCGCCATAAATCGTGCCATATTCCAATGACCAGTTTTCTGGGCTTGCGCCACCTTTACCCCAACCTACAATCTCATAACAAAGTCGATCATCCTGAACGTCTACACCTGCCGTTATGATTCCAATCCCATTTGGTGCGGTTTTCTCTCCGTCACTCCAGTTGGATTCTCTTCTGGCGAACAGGTATTCATAAGGGATTTCTTCTTGTGAATTCGTCATATCCCAAGATTCCGCTAAGTAGGTATTTACGAATCCTTGCAGAGTGTGCGCGGACTGTTTGGCAACCACAAATTCCTGTGCGGCCTCTGCAATCGTCTGCCAAGGCGAATAAAGCCCAGAGAGGTGAAAGCCTGCGATTCCCTTGAAATCTCTTTCGGCTCGCCACTCGCCAAACCTGAGAGATTTGATTCTATGGGCATCTGTCCAAGGCTCATCGCAATGTTCGCAGAAATAACTCGCATTCTCTGGCTCATTTTCAGGCCAACGAATTTGCCGAAAGGCTAGTGTTTGAAATTCTCCGCAACTGTGACAAGGAATCCAGAACTGTCTTCTGTCACTTCGCTTGTAAGCGGCTTCAATTCTGGATTGGTCTTTGATCGTTGGGCTGGAAACCTGAAGGATTTTGCGATTCCAAAAAGTGGCAGAACGTCTGCGAGCCAGTGCTACCGGATCACCTTCAGAGCCTGCGCTTGTTGGGTATCTGTCCACCTCGTCACAAAGCACGATTCGGATTGGGCGAGAAGCTAGTGAGCTTGGGGAGTTCGCACCACAAACGGTAAGGTGTCCGCCAGGAAAAGTCTTGTGAAGTGTTGTGTTTCCAGAGTCTCGGCTTCTTGGGTCTGCTACCTTGCCTTGCAGTGTTGGGGTATCGCGCAGCATTGGCGCGAGCCTGTCCTTGCTCCAAGCCTGTGCCATTTCCAAAGTTGGTTGAACTACCAGAATTGGGCTTGGATCGTGCGCCATGTGATAGCCGCAAATGTTCAAGCAGACTTCGGTTTTCCCAAGCTGGCTTCCACACATTGCTACCACTTCAGAAACTGCCGGATCTGAAACGGCTTCCATGATTCCGATCAAATAGGGCGTTCTGTTATTTTGCCACTGTCCTGGCTCTGCTGATGCTTCGGGACTGAGCCTTCTTTCCGCCTCTGCCCATTCCGCTACGTTTAGCTTTGGAGGAGGTTTCAGAACTTGGAAGCATTGGTTCAGGATTTCCGAAAAGTCCTGAGAGTTCTGTAAGCGCTTCAATGACGGCATCTTCAATCAGATTTTTGGTTACGGCTGGTTTTGATTCATGGGCCACCACTGGCCCAAGC